TTCATCTTATCTGCTTGGTGTCTTGCCTTATCAAACTCGTATGCTAACTTTTTGGTCTTTTCTGCTGACTTGGTAAATTCAGCATTCATCTGCGATGCTTCATTCCGTATTTTATCAAACTTCATTCTATCAAATGCTTCATTTGCCTTTAACGCATCGTGCCGCATCTTATCAACCGACTTATCAAAATCGGCATTCATCTTTAAAGCATCGTGCCGGATCTTATCAAACGCGACTGCTGCATTGTTAGCCATTAGGTCAAAAGAGTCATTCAACTTTAAAGCATCGTGCCGCATTTTATCGTAAGCAACGTCCATGCTTTTAGCCATTTTTAAAGCTTCGCTATGCGCCTTATCAAGATCTATTGCTAATTTCTTTGCAGCGGCAGATGATTGGTCAAAAGCCCTGTTCATCCCGTAAGCTTCTAATTGTAGCTTCCCAAACTCCCCTGACATCTTTGTTGCTTCAATGTCAGTAAACTTCATCCCCAGTGCAAGTTTTTTCAATTCAGCGGTTGACAGCCCCGCCTCCCTGCCTACCGTTTTTAAATTCTTCTCAGCAGTATTATAAGCTTGCGTTTTTAGCATCTTCTCATTTAACTTTGCAAACTCGATTGTTGTCATGCCTATCTTTTCTGACACATCTTTATTCGCGTGAGCAATAGACATGGCGGAGGCTTTGTAATTTATTCCAGGGACTTTTGCTGCTTTGGCAAGTTTTTCTATACTTGTGGTTAAGTTACCAAGGCTTTTTTCAGCCTTGGCAGGTGTTATGGCGTTATTAAGAGCGTCAGATATTGCAGTGCCTGATTTTTTGGCATCGCTTCTGAGTTGACGCATTTGTTTGTCGAAGATCGTGGTGTCTCCCATAACCTCTACATAAATCGCACCTATAACGCCCACAAGCCCCTCCTATCAACGCTCTCAGTAGCTAACCCAAGAACATCGCAATTAAAAATCTCTGAAATACCAACACAAATAAGTGGTGGTTCCCCAACCAAAAAATAATCAAACAAATCACCATGAACTTTTCTGAACCTGTCGATGACTATCCTTTGGTTGAGTCTTTTCATTCCAGTTACTCCGTTATATCATCAAGTGATTCTTTCAACACTTTTGACATTATACGTTCTCATCATAAATATCAGCACATTGATAAGCAAACTTATGTTTATCACAAACAGCAAAACAGAACTTATCCTTATCCCACCCATCCCAAAAAATATAATCAAGATAGCCTGCAGGGTCTTCAGGCATAACCTGAACCATTGGCGTACAAACCTTTGTGGCTTTTTCTCCGCAAACACAACAATTATCTTTATTCTCATAATATTCGTTGTGGATATTACAAACTGGTATCAACCCAGACAAAATAATTACTGATTCATTTTCACAAAATGCACATTTCATTTTTTATACTCCCGGTAACGTTTCATTTATTCTGTGCCTCATCATTCATCATCATTCATCTTCTTTATAAAATGCCGCCCTATCATTACAACCTTTTCAAATGTGTCTTCTTTTTCTTCGATATGGTAAAGCCGCATTGCTTCGTGAATTGCTATCTGATTCAAAGCAACCGCCCCCATCCCGCCCATGATAAACTGATCGCTGACCATAAAGTATATCCTCTCAGCATCCCCATTCTCTGGCAAGCAGTCCGGTAAACATATTTTACAATCAGCAATGTCAAACTTATCACCTTTTAACTTTTTGCAGGTTTTGCAGTCGGGCTTTTCTTGGATGCGCTCGACCCGCTCAATGAGTTTTTTGTGACATCTTCCTTTTCAGCCTCCGCTTCTTTAACCATTGTCAAATGACATGCGTCAACAAAATCAGCTAATTCAGGAACAAGCGAAAGCAGCTTTGTCTTTCCGGCCTGCCCAAATTTCAATGGCACATTGCCGTCTGCATCCTCATAGATACCTTCCCATCCTGTTACGGCTTTGTAAAAAAGGTTTTCAGATGCCTTATGATGCTCTGATTTCATTTCAGGGTGCATACTACCCGACTCATCTGGTGAATAAACAGTCTTGAATCCAGTATAAAAAAGCTCACGTATTTCACCCGGTTTCAGTAACCTGATTTTAATTATCGCTTTGGTGTCATCTGGTGCACCTTCCATTTCCGAAACAGGCCATTCTCTTTCCTTGCTTGTGTAAATTTTTCCTAAATACATAATATTCTCCCGTTATTCCCGGTAAAAAAACTTGCCCAGGAGAGTGCCGGGTACACTCCTTTTTCCGACCATGGCGGCCCGGGCAAGTAATCACTAAACAAGTACCATTAAACCTGATACTTTAGCGGTGAAGCTAATGGTTTCAAGACCACTCTTGTCTGCACCGATGTTAAATGTGGTGATGGTTACTGAACTTACTTTTCCAGGCATACCTGTTGAATAGGCTCCTGGTGCAAAGTACGATGTTGACTGACTTGGGACAAAATACGATGTGTCATCAATATAACACCGAAGATCTGTCAACGCTGAGTTATAAAGGTTTGCAAGCTGAAGCATTTGCTGGCCGGTTGTGTCGGTAGGGTCATAATGCCCATTAAAAGACACAGAACCACCGTCCTTCATACCGTACTTGAAAGATTTCCAATCGTCGCCAAATGAACTTGCATCAAGTTCCTCAACAGAAACTCCGTCAAGGCTCCACGTTCCCATGCCAACAATTGTGTCAGCACCTAATGTTACTTTTCCGTCCTTGCCTACTTTAGACATAATCTTCTCCTCGCGCGGTTGTAATCCGGGTACATTCCGAATTTCTGTTAATCGTTTGGTTTCGGCCTTATGACCTTACAAATCTGATGTAAGTATCTATTGACCTCCATTGTGGTAAGATGTCCAACCTCAATGGATGTGTCTACAAATATTCTGGCATCTGCCTTTCTTGCCTTGCTGCAAAAATAGATATCTTCACCGACAGGTTTGTTGTCTACCGTGTCAAGTTTGAACCATGGGTATTTAACTTTCTCAAACACCTCCATGTCAAATAAAAGACACCCTGCTCCTGTGGCATCAATTTCAATTAAATCACCTGAATACATTTCTTCATCAGGTACACTTTCGTATTTGCCTATGTCACCTCTCATAAAAATTGGGTCAAATGGCATCCATCTTCTGTGGACCCTTACACCGCACACCTCAACTTTATGGGCTAAAAGTTTTGTCAATGTATCGTGTGGGTAAACCTGATCGGTATCCAGCATGAGCAAATATTTAGCCCCTTCCATCTGAGCTTGTTGGACCAGACTGTTTCTTGCTGATGCAATGTTCTCACTGAAAGGACCATGTGGAAATTGTGGTGTCAGCAAAACGTATTCAGATGGTTTGTCCATACATGCGTAACTCGTAAAAAACTGAACCGGCACTGTTGGGTCCACTAAGGGGAACCCAATCGCAAGCTTACCCAATCTCTCGCGCTTTCTTTTTATGTATATTGCCCGGTCAAGCAACGCCCTATCGTTCTCATAAGCTTTTTTATAAAATTCATCGTCCACCACCGCCCCCTCGTTGACAGGATGGTGGTGGATTACCTTTGCACCTTTCGCTTCGACCCATCTGCCATTTTCATCTGCAATGTCGTGTAATTCATTTTCGCAGTAGCAATGTTGATACGCTTCATTGAAAAACTGGTTATCTGGTAAAAGTGCAAGCATTTTCTTGTGGGCCATCCAGTGAGCTTTTATCCCGCCGTTTTGCGTAGCGACTCCGACAACACCCCACCAGCCATCCGGCAGATTATCTAATGCTTTCTCAAGAGCCTCTTCAAACCCTTCCTTAATTTCAGTATCGTCACCAAGGAACAGAACCCAATCTCTTTTTGCTTCTTTGGTTAATTTATTTACCATTCTTGGGCAACCAATCCCGTCAACATCAACTGACGAAACCACTTCTGCCATTGGTAAATACTCATAAACAGACTCGATGCAGACCTCTGCTCTGTCTGGCCTTACAACTGGTATAATTACTGATATTTTCCCGGATATCATAATGCTAATTCCTTTTCTGTTTTTATTGCAAAAGCAATAACGTGTAAATGGAATATCCTATTAATTGGGTCGGTATTGACCCGCTGCATTTGTATTCTAAAGTTTGCTTTAATCCCATATAAATCACGGTACGCAGGATGCGAAAAATAAAGCCAACGCCCTCTGTCCAAAATGATACATGTGTGGGGTCTTGGAATGCTCCCTGTCCGCATTCAGCATCTGGTGTAAAACTTTCAAACTTTCCACCAGGTCTTAAAACCCTCCAAATTTCCTCGATGACACTAATATTTTTTATAGTTTCAATATGTTCCAAAAAATCGAATGCCCGAACTTCATCCACAGAACTGTCCTCATAAGGCAGTCCTTTTAAAACGTCACAAACAACATCAGGTTTTACCCGTTCCTGGATGTCGATATTGACGTACCCATCCTGTTTGTTTTTTCCACAACCTAAATTAATTTTCACCCGGTCTATCATTTTTGATACCTCACATCATAAGATACAACTGCCCGTCTAATCTCATCCTGTTCTCCGTCCCTTACCATCTGTTCAAGCGTTCTTTCCATGAGAACCGATGCATATCCTGTTGCCAATGGTCTCGCATCATCGTATAGGGCAATCAGGGCATTATATGCAGTAATTCTCAAAGCGTTTGTAGCAGCATAAATATCGAACTGTATTGAAACAATCTCATACATTGTTCCTTTCAGCAGGTACTCTGGCCTGCCGGAAATAACATTATAAGTTGCAAAAGTCATTACTGTTGACTGTCGTGCGACTTCAAGGTGTAGCTTCCCAGGTAATGCTGCTTTCAAGGCTGCATTCGTATTGTAAAGATTATATATGCCTGTTAAAATTTTATCCATTACTTCACCCCGAATTTCTGTTTGGCATAAGAAACATTTTTATCAAGTGCTGGTCTTAGGTATGGATGTGGTGGTGCGGTAGTGCCTTTCCCCTCTTTTCCAGGCCCATGACCATGTTCGACCAACCAAGAATTTGACGTGAGTACACCATTTGCAAAAAACGAATGAACGCCCTCTACAGACAAATCATAAAGCTTTGTTTGCCCTTTAGTGTATTTCTTTTTATTTAATGAAATTATCTTCGTTGGCGTGAAAAGATCAGCATTAACAAATGTGGACATTCCTGGATTACATGGAATATAAAAAACATTTTCGATAGGATTTGTTTTAAATCCCTTTGCAGAATCGCCAACAATAAAATGTATGTGGAATATTTTAACACCTTTAATTGATTCTAAAATCTTTTTATCTCTTTCGATATCCTTGTTTTGATCCTTATGCCAATAGCCACCGTCTACTTCGTAAACAATGTTCTCGTCTGGTAAGTAAAAATCTAAAAACAAAGAACTTATTTCATATTGGAAAATGTACTTTCTACCACTATCTTTTAGCCAGCATTCAACTTCGTTTTCTATCCGTGTTTGTTTTTTAGAACCAGCAAGTCTGTTGGGATGCAACCCTGGGTTTTCAGATATCATTTCAATCCGCTTTTTTGACATTTTTTTTTTGGACGCTTCACTTCGCTTCAAACCAATATGAGGGTTCATATCTGTAGCGTATGCTAAGTCTCTGCATTTAATATTGCAATATATTGATTTTTTCCTTGCTCTTAGTCCATTAACACCCGATCCAAACATTTCCCCGCAAAAAGCACACTTTTTAACACAACCCGTTCCCTTATTATATGCTATTCTTTTTCTGATAATAAGTTTATCTGAAAGGACAAGATCGACGGCTTTTACCCATTGATTTTTTCCGTCTCTCACTGCAAGCATTTTATGGTCTTCTGTAACTGTGAGTTTGTGGTGATGTATACTGCATTTATTTACGTCGTAGATAACCATCTCAATCAAATCAGGTTTTTCAACAGCCGGAAAAGATTGCTTGTCAACTACCTTTCGATATTCTCCTGTTTGTGTCAACACCATATCCCCTACCTTAACGGCAGATATGCAAACATTTCCTTTATGTTCTGTCACTACTCTTGTCGCACGACCACCAAATATACATTGCATCGCACCAGGTCCCCCAGCCTTGGTGATATACCCGCCACCTTCAAACGTACTCTTTTTAACCTTAATTGATTTTCTGAGCCTGCCTGACTTATCTTTAAACGCCACGCTTGCCTTGGCATCCTTCTTAATTTGTGTGCAAATATCTTTGGCATTCTCATCAAGAAATTCTTCAAGCTCAAGATTAAACTCTGTAAAATCTAATTCAACCCTTGCTGTCATAAGACCTCCGCACAATTTAAGACCATGTCCATGTCCCGTTGGTTGTCTTCAACGCCCGTTATCCGGTATGTCTTTGTTTTATGCACAACCTGGCAAGCCGATGTTATACTTGTGTCTCGCCTGATTCTTAGTTTCATTTCAGTTACTATTGCAAGCTTCCCTGCTTCTATCCTCTCAAGCCCCCGTAAAGGTATATATTCGGCCCATTTGGGTGAACCTGATAGTGCGGCCCATGTTTCGGTCACATCGCCCATGCCATCATCGACCAATGTGACGGCTTTGATCGTAATAGGCTGGTCAAGTTTTCCGGCATTAATCATGTTAAAATTCCCACAAGCGATAAGACCATAGTAAATTCATAATGTAGCCAGGTATTTCACGGATATCAGTGCTGACAAAGATTGATTCACGGGCCTTGTAAGCGTTCCCAATCATTAATAAAATAGCTGCCCGGATAGGGTCCGGGACTTCAAGCTTTACTGCTGTTCCGCCTGAAATGTATGCTTCGTTCCCTGTTGAACCATCCAGACTGAAGGTATCGTCATCCACCTTCGTGATATTCCACGCACCATTTGCATTTGTATTCCCGGTAACACTTGAAATCAAAACACGGTTTCCTGTAAGATAGCTGTGGTCA